GCTACGCTCAGATGCGTTTCAAAAATGTTGATCAGGTTCCCAGGTTGTTAACCCTGGACCTGATTTGACGGAGAAACCTCTGGGTTAGAATGGAAAGTATTTCTACCTCCAGTCTAGGCACTGTCAGAAGAGATTCCCATCCCCTATGGAAAATCTCAACCTAAGGACTTCCTTATTACTAAGTTCATCCCGCCTATCCTGATACTTTGATGTAGGGATCAAAGTCTCCACCCTTTGGAGAAGGAGCATGCAGTATCCGGACAGGGTCCGGTTCGGCGTCTCTTCTTAACTTTCGTTAAGCGATTTGGTTATCTTACATCAGATACCAGAGATAGGTGACCCATTTAAGTTCCTGTTTCTCTAGTGCCCTTCAAGGCCGATCTCAAGGTACTGCTGGTAGTATTCGATGAATCTGCACGCCGAGCTATTCGGGATTAAACCGATTCGGCGTCTCTTCTCGTTCTACCGAGCGACTTGGTTATCTTACTTCAGGGCACTGAAGACTGGACTCTTAAGTCCTTCTTGAAATCAGTGCCCCTTCAAGGCCGAGCTCATGATAGAGAGCGACGTGCAGAATCTCGATTCGGCGTCTCTTCCATCCTTTCGGATGGCGAGTTGGTTATCCTACTTCAGTGGAAAACACTAGGTGGTCTATTTCAACTCCTATTGTGATCTCCCTTTCAGGGCCGATCTCAAGATACTAACCGTAACATCAGAGTGATGAACTCTTAGTTACTCTCCTTCCCCTTAGGCCCAGATGGGTCAACAGTAGCCCTAAAGGTGCTAGAATGACGATACCAGCGTTTCAGAATCTTTGACTCAGACGTAAGACGGCTAGAGCCGTCTCCTGTCCGTGTATAAAGGTTCTTAGGTACTGGTAACGCCCCAAGGTCAGTCTCGATCGCTCGAATTTCTGACCATAAGGCTTCAAGTCCATCCCAGTCAAGGGAAGAGATTTGAAGTTCTTCTAGTTTAGTACGGAGGTCCCGAAAGGTTATGACCGTATCTAGGAAGGCCGTCCTGTAGACCGTCTCATTGAGAGAGTCAACTACATCCTTAGGAGTAGAAGACTCTATACCTCCGTGAGTTGGACTACGATCGGGCCCCCTAGACACCGTTCCATAATGTTCTCGATCTCGGTAGACTGTCCCTAGCGTCCTGGCAACCTCAATCAGAGGAAGCCATTTCTCAAGGGTTTCAAGAGCAAGCTTGCGCTCGCTCTCGAAGAACCGTCCAACGAGACCTTGAACCCGGTCCATCGCTGTTCCATATAAGGAAGTAGCCGACTTCATAGTCAGCCACCCTTTAAGTCCAGCGTAAACCGGCCCTGCGGGACCGTAGAACGTAACAATGTAGTTACGGAGCCTCTTAGGCATTGAAAATAAACGCTTTGATGCGTTGGCTTTAGCTTTGTATCCGTAGCCTAAGACAGACAGTGTCTGCCCTAGGGTTAAGGAATACTTTCTGATGAGCTCTAATAGACCGGCGAGGGATTGCCGGCCTACGACGAACTCCGCAAAAGGTATCATGCTAACGTTCTCTCCGTTAAGGAAAGTCCGTTTTGCAAATTCAAAGGTAGAACCATTACGCGACTCGAGGCTCTTATGAGCCCCGATAGCGACATCAGCGCGTTTCATCAACGCCAGGTACTCCTTGGCCACACTGCTACGAGCTATCACTATGTCATCTCCCAAGACGGCATAGCCCTCGTACCAACCTTTACCAATAGTTATCACGCCTGCTCTAAGAGCAGCCCATTGAACGATCGCGTGGTGGATGAATGCCAGCATTGCCCATGAAGACAGAGCTCCCATGGGTTGTCCAGTAGCATACTCTACGTAGCCTAATTCGGAAACCAACTGTTTAGGTTGGTTCTTGCCGAAAGAGACCCGTTTAGGCGTATGATACTTACGACCAACCATG